CTATTTAATCTTTTCTAAATTAAACGTCTCTAGGAAACTATTTCGAAAGGATAGTAATTGTGACAAATCCCTTTCTTCTCTTGATAAGATTCTTTCTCGTTTCTCTTTTTGATTACTAAGTTGACTCATTCTTTCCAATAATAAATCTAAATATTCATAATCCGTATTGTTTTCGCCTTCCATTCCTTTTATTTCATTTTCTACTTTCTCAATTTCAATGGTTATTTTTAGAGTCGCAGCGCGCAATTGATCAATTTCTTCCTGTTTATTAAAGATTTTTTCAGATATTTTATTTAATTCACTATATATATTCTTTTCATTCAAACCTTCATAGAGAAAAGTTTTATTTATATCTTTATTTATATCATTGATATACTCAGTTTCTTCAAAATATTTATTAGCATTTTGTAACTCTGATAATGTGTTTTCAGTAATATCAATGTGCAATATTGACTTACTTAAATTCAAAAAAAACTCAGTGGTATACATAATAAAATCAAAGGAAGTATTAAACTTAAATTCATTTAATAGCTCATATCTAGGGCTAGTTATCTTTCCATTTTCCTTTTTCCACCAATCCTCTTTAATATCATCAGTTATGAATATTATTGGAGCATTACTCTCATTAGATTTATCCAAGAGTTGATTCCAAATAATTAGATCGCCATACTTTGATTGTATTTTAGTATTACCAAAAACTTTAAAACCATCTTTCTTCGAACCATCTTTATATCCTGGTGGTTGTTCATTTTTAAACCTTTTTTTCCATTCATACAAGGTACTTGTTCTGATCCCAATATTATGTGCAATTTGTTCATCAGTGAGGCCATCCCGTGCCCAGCCTTCAATTTTAATTAAACCTTCTTCTGTAATCCAGTTTGTATATTTAGCCAATGGCCTCACCTCCATATTACAAAATTCTATGTTATAACTATAAAACAGATTTACAATAGTTTCTATCACATGAACTTAACTTAAGTTAACATGAAGTGCAAAATTTATCATTTTCATAATTTGAGCATGCTTATTGTAAATATGACCAGGTGCGTAATCTAATTCATAAGCAATTTCTGTTAAAGTTTTCCCTTCTACATATTTACCGTATAATATTTGATTATCAAGACCTTTAAACCTCTTAATTAATTGTTTAGCATTATACAGATCATTCATCTTATGTGCCATTTCATGTTCAATATCCCGTACCACTTCCTCTAGTTGAGAAGCTTTTGATTTTTCATTTAACTTAATATCTTGTAAATCCCCATACATCCACCTTCCTAGTTCCCTCTTATTACGGGACAGTTCAAAATCAAGATATAATATATCCTCTTCAAGCCTTTTATAATCTCTTAACCACTCATACAACATGATCACCTGCCTTTTTATCCTCTCAGTAAGTAACAGAAGGGTAACGCATTTGAAAATCATCTGTTACCGCCTTAAAGCCTTGATACATATAGGCTCAACACACTTCACATTGCAATAGGTAACGCATTTACCCCCTATTTTTCTTTTATAAGACTATTTTTTTAATAAAATAAATATATATATTATAAAAGAAAGTGATTTTATCTGTTACCTGTTACCGACACACCCCAATCCCTTGATACAACTGTATTTTTAGAGGTAACAGAAAAGGTAACAGGTAACTCAAATGACCCATTTTTTGATGAAATTGAGGTCAAATAATCATAATTTAAGTCAACTTTGTGATGCTTTTTGCATCAAATGCAAAATGAACTACTTGATACAACTGTTTTTATAAATAAGGTTGATGCAAAAAGCATCACGTTTTTTACTATTTTCGTGACCATTTTGGGGGGAACAGCTTTTTTACTCATCCGAAATGAAAATTCGTTTATTCTTTCCATCTACTTTTTGCTGCTTAGTTGTAAATCCAAATAACTGCCTGATCTGCTTACTAAAGCTGATATTGCTAACCGATTGATAGCCATTATCTGAACAATACAACCGATACATGTCATAAATATCTTTTACAACAGAACGCTCCAAATCAATATCCTCATTATTAATAAAACTAATAATAGGGTTGTTCTCTTCCTGGTATTTTTCCATTTCGGATTCTACGGCTTTTGATTTCGTAAATTGCTTATTCTCAAGTAAATTATGCAATGCCTTTAAAGCAACATTTAATAGATATTGCATGGATTCATCAGATAAAAGCTTGTCTGTAATAAAAGGATCGTAATCATCATCCTTTGCACTGAACTTTGCTTTAAACGGAACGATCTGCAGCCGGCGGCCTAATCCATCACTATAATCATTGATACGTGGCATTTCATTAGCAGAGAAAATCAATTTTGCATAATTCGTGAAATCAAAAGGATCTTTTCCTTTTCTCTCCACATTCAGTGTCTCACCTGTAGAAAGCTTCTTAAATACAGATGATTCTTTGATATATCCTTTTGAAATATCATCGCCAATATTGACTAATTTCCCAAATAGCTCAGCAGTTTTAAATCGCTGGTCCAACTCCTTTAAATCTAATGAGGCTGTGTTATCACGTCCAACAAATTTACGGATGATTTTCAGATAAGATGATTTTCCATCCGTCACCAGTTAGGATAAAAGTAGCTGCGAACTCATTACGACGGAATAAAATATAGCCAAGTATCTCCTCTAAAATAGCCCTAATTTTTTTATCATTGACGGCCAGCTTATCAAATGTTTTGTCTGTTACCTCATAATAAGCGTCTTTAATATAGGCAACAGGTATTTTATTTTTCACAATGATCTCAGGACTAAAATCTTGCAGTTGCCAGGTCTCTAAATTAAAGACACCGTTTTTAACCGGTACATATTTAGTAGAGGAAAAAACTTTCTCTTTTGCTTTTAACTGCAGGTAATAAAGTGTCTCCTGGCGCTGCATACGTTTAAGTGCTGGGATGTGTTTAATCATAGCACCCTCGATGTCCTCTGGATCGTCTGAATAAACACCATCTTGATAAATGTGTAACACATTAGCTATTTTACAGATGTGGTGTTCATTGATTAAATAATCGCCAAACTTTTCATGCTGAAAAGCACCTTTGATAAAGAAAGATTCTTTGAGAAAAGCCTCATCACGTAAGATGATATCTAATTCTGATTTTTCCACCGGTTCATCTAGAATGTAATGGTTAATGATAGATATAGTTTCTTTGATATCCTTCTTAGCCATTCCTTGAGACTGCATTTTTAAAATGTAGGTGAATAATTTATCATTACGGCCGTCGCCCTCTGATAAATTATTCAAGTTGGGATTTTTTTTATTATATGGGTATAGCCATGGCGGCATAGGTTCATGTTGTTTTACCTTCCTTATCCAAGTACGAGTCTCCCCATCTATTTTTAATGGATCTACCGTATTTTTTATGCCCAGCTTGTAATCACACTTAATACCTATATTGGAATACCATTTAATTTTATTGGCGGTTAGATCATAACCACGAAAATAAAAATGCATGCCGTTTGTTGTTTCAAGGATAGAACAACAAATGTCCTTGTCCTCGACTATATCTAATAGTGTTTCAGCTTCACCCATATCATCAATGTCCACCATGACATATTCATCATCAAGAACCCCTACATATGAATCATTAGTACGTGCCGTATGATAGGATAATAGTTTCGCTCCATCTTTAAATTTGGATGCAGCATGTTTGCCATTTCCTTTAAGATAACCTTTATATATGATAATCACCTACTTTCATGGTAGAATAGTCTTAATTTACATAGAATGGATGTGTTTACTATTGACTTATTTGTTTACGAATGATGACACTCAACCTGTTTTTACATGCCCACACTGTATTGAAGTACAATCACACCGATGGGAGTATATATTGGGACCATTGACTTTACAACCTCACATAAATCCTAATGATGAGAAGAAAATGCTTGGTCACACTTTTAAAGATAAACTCAAAGGTGTTATAAAAAGCAAATGTAATTCTTGTGGTTCTAATACTTTTTGGCTTAAGTCTTTGGAAAGAGACGAATTACAAATTTACCCTGGTAACTATAATAATTATCCTGCCCCTCATAAAGATATGCCAGAAGACATACAGAAAACATACAATGAATCAGGTTCAGTTATGCATTTATCATTAGGTTCATCAGCTGCATTAGCTAGGTTAACATTAGAAAATTTGCTAATTCATTTAGGGTACAAGAGTGGTAGTTTAAACGATAAAATTAAAGACTTTGTTGCAAATGGGTTCAATGGTCCAAAATTACAAAAAATGCTAGATGTGGTACGAGTATATGGTAATTCAGGTGCCCATTCAGGGATTATTAATCTTGATGAGAAACCTGAAGTTCCATCTTTTTTATTGAATCTAATTAATATTATTGTTGAACAGGCTATTTCGATTCCAAATAATGTTGAATCGGCATATAATTCATTACCTGATTCTATTAAAGACGCAATTGATAAAAGAGATTCCTAACTAAACCTATTCACCAAAGAAATCATTAATCCTTTTTCTAGCCAGATCGAGATACCACCAGTAATCTAGCTTACCTGGTATCTCTTTTTGCGTTACGTCATCATTTTCAATGAAACATCGATCTGGCACATAGGCTATCTTTTCATCTCCACCCTGCTTTACTTTTCGTAATTCTTTATCATTCTTGTCAACGGAAGCAAACACACGAAAAACTTTCTCATTCATTCTCCGTAATCCATACCTGGCGTACTCATACTTGCTACTGATCTTCACAATCTTTTGAAACTTTACTAATTCCGTGCAATTAAATATAGTTTCTTCCGGATCGGTGCCTTTTACAAAATAATTAACCACAGCTTCGTTAACAATGGGTAAATCATTATCCAATGGGTTAAGCTTTTTAACGTAAGCTCCTTTACTCTTATAATTTCCTTCCCGATCTACTAATATATAATTATTAACATCTTTTTGAATGACCTTTGAAAATTCTTCAAACTCAAGTTCCATGCGGGTGCGGGACTCCCATTCCCAACAAATATCATCGATCAAATGATAATCGTCCGGATCCCGTAACTTAACTAATACACCATCCGTATTTGATTGGATAATGTCACAATGTGGCTCTAACTTTTCAATCAAATCTAGTAAAAGTGTCATACCACCGATACATACATTGTTGGCCATCAACGGATCATAAAGACCGTTATATTTATCTTTCATGGCACCGTATGTACCATTGATTACTATCTTTAATGGAGCCTGCCGTTTATCCTTGGCAGCTTTGTATTTTAACCTGGTATCACGAATTTCTCTGAATTTCTCTGGATCCTTTACATTTCGACTTAAATATCCATATTCGATCATCAATGCCGGATAGTAACTGGCCACATCGATGTTTAAAAAGTGGCCAGTACCTACATAATTATTTCTAGCGCCATGTAGACCACCCCAGGCAAATAAATGTGGAACACCAGCAATAGGCGTATCAAGGAATTTTTTATAGTCCCTATTTTCCTTATAGAAATCAAGGACATGAGTATACTTTTCTATTTTTAATGTGGATGGAAACGAAAATTCAAATTCATCATCACGTGGAATGTTGGGCTGTTTAGCGTCCAAGATAAATGCCGACAGCTGCGCTTTTGTTTTTGAAATATGTCGTAATGGCAGTTTGAACATTTTCAGCAATTCTATTTGTGATTCAAATTCGCTTATTGTTTCAGTAAAAATATGCATAGTCTCCTGGACATCATGCCGGCAATATTTGATCACTTCTGAAATCTCATCTTCGGTTAATGTGCGGTCTAGATTAAATGGGATGGCTGATTCTCTTATATCATGACCTTGAAATCCTTCCAGCTGTTTTAAAGATCTGAATTTGTTAGTCATCACATCGAAGTTAAATAATTGAATTTTCCAAAAGTCACGATAAAACTTCCAACCTGGCTCCCGATCTTTAATAATCCAATCATTTATTTCTTGTGGTTCAAACCCACAAATGACAGCTTTTAAAATGTATTGGTCATAATGCCGGCTGTTGTAGCCAATCCATATATCTTTTTTGTGTTCATTGTAATAATCAATTAAACCTTGCTTATCATTTATAAATATTTCCTCTGATCGATTGGCAGCGTCAATGACGACTACCAACCAATCATATTTAAAAACTTCAAAGTCATAAAAGAGCATGATATATCACTCCTTAAAAACTGCTTTTCTTAAAATATGCATTCCATCAATATATTCATCTTGATTAAAATGAGCGATTGCTTTATTAATGGTGTCTTTATAGCGCTGGTTTTCCTGTTCCAACTCAATCACACGCTCCAGCAGCACATATTTTTCTTCTGAGTCTCCTTGATTAACAAGCATAATCTTGGTGTTTAACTTTACCTGTAGCTTCTTATTTTCGTCTTTCAAATCCAAATAATTAATCACTAATTCCCTTGCCTCTATTTTGTCATGACATATATCTTCAACCATCTGATCTATTAACCGTTCATCCATCACGATTCCTCCTAATAAAAAGGGAGCCTAGAAGCTCCCTTATTTAATTATTCAACTTCAAACACTTCTTTAATTTCAAATGTGTCATATCCACCGTCATTTTTTCCTTTATCAAGTAGATACTCAAATTTCCCATCAATATCTTCATGAATATCTAGTACTAAATCAGCGTAATCAACAAAGCCTTTAAACTCAACATCATCTTTCTCACAATCCCATAAGGCACGGAGCATTTCATTGTTTCGGTGTGTTTGGAATCCAAATGCTTTTTCATTATGAGGCTGCATAACACCATTGTAGAAAATACGCTGACCTTCAAATTCACCTTCTACAATTTCAAACCAAATAGATAACATAGGGTCACCTTTTTTGGAAGTGACCATTTCCATTTTTTCAACAGCAACCTCATACTCTCCATCTGGAATATCGGGGAAATCTCCCCCACCGTTTTCCTCCACTTCTTTTACATCTTCCTCCAAAGCCTCTAAATCTACATCTTTATCAAATTTGTTCCAATCGATAGCCATTATTATTCATCCTCCCCATTGTTTTCTAATTCCACAGTTCCATCTTGATTGACACCATACTCAATACCTTCATGAACATCTTCTGGCTCTTCCTCTTTTTCAGGACCAGCTTCCATAATTTCTTTTGGAGTATCAAAGTAAAATTGCAAATCCACCAAATAATACGTACCATATTTATTGTGCTTTTCTTTAATACCATGGGAAATCAGGTACATATCTTCTTTAGCCTTCGCAACCAGATCCTCAGCTTCCTTCATAGTGTCTGCATAATGCTGTTCTTTTGTGTTTAATTCCTTAACTGCCATGATTAAATTCCTCCAATATATTTAAAATTTAATTGCTAACACGAGTACGACGTTTGCGAGTTCGCTTAGGTTTTTCTTCCTCTTCAGCTGGTTCTTCAGATGACTCTTCCTCACCTGGCGGTGTATCATCAACTGGCTTGCGTTCTCTACGTTTTCTTTCACGTGGTTTAGGTGACTCTCCATCATCAGATGTTTTACGTGATTTTCGTTCTCTTTTTGGCTTCTCTTCTTCAGCTTCAACTTCTTCTTCTTGCTCTGGCTCTTCAACTGGTTCAGGATCACGCTTTTTGCGCTCACGTTTTGGCTTACCCTCTTCTGTTTCAGATTTTTCACGTGATCGTTTAGGCTTGTCTGATTTTTTCTTAACTGATTTTCCTTCTTGTGCAGCAGTTAGTTCTTCAATGAAGGCTGCCATTTCTAATGGAATAGTTTCTACTTGGAAATCGAATCTACCACCACCAAAAACATTTTGTTTTTTCACCAATTGTAAATGACGTTCATCATTGGAATCCACATAAGCACGTAACGTCAAATCAACGGTACCAGTTAAGAAATTTGCCTGCTTATCACCGATATTTGGTTTAAATGTAGTTCGCTTTGCTCCGCCCTTCAACGTGATCTCATTTACTTGTTCCTTGCTGATATAGATAATTTGGTAACCTAATGCTTTAAGACGCTTCATAGCATTATTGAACTCAGTTGTTACAGCAGACCAACCTTTTCCCCACGAACCATCCGATTCATGTTCCCAGCCGTTCTTATCAAATACATAGAAACGGCAATGTTCGTAAATGTCTTCCACTAAATCAAGTGCCACAGCTTCATAATCATTGTCTATAGTTTCTAAATCATTGATTGTTTCTAGAAACAATTCCCATGCTAATTTACGCTTAGTAATACGACCAGATTTTGTCACTTCATCTTTAATTGGTTGTACCGGTGCAGTAGTGTTGTCCGTATTTCCATCTGTATTGAGAAACAGCATATTTTCAATACCATCTACAAAAGTAGACTTCCCGACATAACTGTCTGCGTAAATCCAAAAATCAGGTCTAGTATCAATCTTTCTTTCTCGCCTTTCATTCTTTGGTAAAACCATTTCAACATCTCCTTTATCATTTTGTAATGCCTCCAAATAATTAGGGGCGAATTTAGGGTTACAACTAAAACAGTTGTCACTAACATTTTTCGGGTACTCCGTTGCAGCTTCAATCTTCTTAATGCTGTTTTGAAAATAGATCACATTCATTTCGTCGTAATCAATGGGTATAAATTTTGGTTCAGTTGCTTGTACTTTTTCCACCAATCGTTTGCGAAAATGAAACAGATCCTCTGTATCTTTCTGTTTAATACTTGTTTTAGGAACAAATAGATATCCTAAGTCCTTTACATTAAAACCGTCTTGCTCTAAATAGTGCTTATAGATATGAAGCTGCCCACTGTCCATGTAGTTCTTAGCATTATTGGAATACTTGAAATCAATGACCACACACTCATTGGTTGGCGCTACTGCAATTAAATCGACATAACCAATGTAATCAGGTTTATCAATTTTGTACTCATGGATAAAATCAAATCCTACAAAGTTATCAGCTAGGAACTCTTTCACTTTCGGAATTAAGATTTCTAGTTTCATAGCTTCTTCAACCATTCGATCTGTCACAATAGGATAGGAATTGTAATACTCATTCACAGCAGTCTGTACATTTGTTTCAATTCCTTTATGCAAAGCATGTCCAATTAATAATGGGTGGTCAGCACGGCTGTAATCTATTAATTCCGTGAGTTTGTCAATGTACCGCAGCTTAAAATGGTATGGGCAATCATCAAATAGTGAAACACGTGAATATGAGTATTGAGTCATGTTTTAACACCCCATATTGGGAAAATCCTAATGATGTGTCTATTTTTTAGATATACAGTTATACCGATGTTAGTTTTCACATTCACCCACCCTTTGTTTATTAATTCTTTGCACATTTCTTTGTGCTTAACTTCAGATGGAGAGTAAACCTCAGCGACATAATCATAATAACTGCCCATTGATTCATGAAATTCTTCATTCCAGTTAATTGATTTTAAACGTATGCTTTTTAATTGAGTCATTCTCTCACCACATCCATCAATTGAGCATTAGACTTCTTCACATGTTGAATAAATCCATCTAGATCCTTTATTTCCTTCCGATCAATCAAGAGCTCATTTCGTTGAATGAATAACAAGGCTTTTAACATGCTTGCACAATACCCCTTAAATACCCACTTTTGAACCGTTTCTTTGTTCTGAGGTATGAATACATTCTCATACCTTTCAACCATTACATTATGGGTATCATAATCTTTAATACGGCAGTTTCCGATAGTCATAATGACTTTCTTTTTATCAGACATTAAAACCACCTACCTTTCCAAGCTTCAAAATCCTTTGGCCTTAAAATATAAGCCTCACCGCCTGAATCTTTTATCTTACGAATGTTATAGAGCTGCAGCTTACTGGCTGTTCCAACATCTGTTTTCAATTCAATACCGTGAAAAGTACCATCAATGCAAGCTAAGATATCCGGTATTCCTTCTTTGGTGTACTGAGATCCAGCCCAGTATTTAACGTGCCAAACCTCTTCTGATTTTAAATAAGCAATAACTTTCTTTTGAAATGCTGATTCTTTCATCCTTCTACCACTTTCCAAGTCAGGCTGTTACTGCTCATGTATTCCTCCAACATTTCAAGGTCATACTCGGTACCCTCCACTTGGTAGGTTTCTGTATAAATATCATCATCTTCAACATGACCTGGTGCACTACTTAAAGGTACTTGTGTGGCATTTTTTATTTTAATGGCAGCGTCCTTCTCAATCTGATTTTTAATCTCTCCTACAGAAATATCATGATCCAGTAATGCCATATAGGTGATGTCCAACAGATCAGTATCATTCTTAGCGTTGATCAGCTCAACATGGCCTTTAACAATTTCCTTGTCAGCTTCTTCTTTATCCTGAGAAATACCAAGGTGCTTCGCTTTCTCAGTTAGTTCAGTGGTGATCGATTTAATGGTTTTGCTTTTATTCAGATATTCATTTGGAATGTCACTTAATTGAGCACTGAATTTCTCATTTAAGCCTTCTGCCTCAATCAATTTTTCAACAATGGGAACAATTTTTTCACGCTTTTCTTCTTTGCGATCTTCTTCAAACTGATCATGCTGCTCTTTTAACGGTTTAATAACATCATCAAACTTATTGGAGAGATTTTTACATTTCGCTTCAAAATCTGTGATTTCCTTACTCAGTTCCTTCTTAGTTTTCAAACGATAATCATTGAGGGCTTTTTTCCCTTTATTTAATTCGGTGATCGTTTTCTTACAAGCAGCTGCGTCCTCATCGAAAAATTCAAGACCTTCATATTTGGCTAACTGTTCATCTAACACTTGGGATAATTCATCAAAATTAAAATCGACCTGAGCCGGTACTAATTCAATAGTTTTTACCTGTAGTTCGTTCATTTATGACTCACCTCTACTTCACGCTGTATTAGTTCAATACTGTTAGAATGGACATTATTGTTGTCCAATACGTATTCCGCTAGAAACAATTTAGCTTGTGCCTTATCATCAAAAATACCTATAATTGTTTCTGCACCAGTGAAATCAGCATCCATTACAATGTAAATTTCATTCATTAGATTTCATCTCCTTATATTTCAAATCGAATAGACCATTATTAAATGCTATTTCCATTTTCGCTACTTCTTTTCTGAATAGATCAACTTCGTAAATAGAGTCTAATTTGACAATTTCATCATCAAAACCATTATTACCACTAGCCACATTTATGGCATGTGTTAGAGCACTTTTCTGATCATCAAATGACATATGAGTCTGTTCATAACCCGCAAAACCTCTCTTTTCTTCAACTACAACATATATCTTCATCCTACATTTCCTCCTCTTCAAATAATGCATCCGTGTAATCTTTTCGCTGTTCCAAGACTTCTTTCATTCGCCACTCAATAGATCCGGCAGTTAATAAATAATAGTAAAAACATGGTCTATCCTGTCCGATACGGTGAGTCCTTTTCTTGCTCTGTTCAAACAGTTCACTGCTGTCTGTTAGAGAAAAATAGACAATCTTATTGGCTTTTTGAAGATTTAAGCCCATGGCTCCTGCTTTATACTGGATAAGCGTCACACTGTTATCATGCTCTTCATAAGCAGAGGTATCTTTGAGATCACCATTAACTGTTGATATTGGCCTATTAATTAAGTCAACCAACGCAGCGTATTCCTTCTTAAAAGTGTAGAAAATGATTAACCTATCATTCGTGCTGTCAATCAAATCCTTAACATAGTTAAGCTTGTTTGGATTATAAACACCTGCCAGCTGCCTTAAATAAAGTTTTTTAGTGCTAGCTGTATCACCTATCAATGTTTCACCGTTGATATCAATAATGTGATCTTTGGCAAAGTCCTTATAGTGTTTGGTAGGCGCTATTTTCACGATCTGATTGTTTACCGGCGGAAGGTCAAAGACTTCATCAGTCTTCATAAATACTGCACCATGCTTGCGCAATTTACTTTTGAGCCTGTCCACATTTTTATAGCCAATGATCTTATTCTGCTGATTGAGTTCATCCCACTCATATTTGACAAACTGTTTTAAATAGAGCTCCTTTTTTATTTTCCAACCAAGTAAATGAAGCTGACTCCATAATTCTTCATACTTTCCACCTGTAGGTGTTCCTGATAATAAAATGACATTATCCGCATTTAAACCAAGAATGAACTTAGAACGATTAGACTTTTCATTTTTTATCATGGATGACTCGTCCAACATCATGGTAAAATGCTTTAACTTATTAAGTTCCGGCCTCCTCCATACCTTGTCATAATTGATGATCAATACGGATTCAGCAGGAATTTTATCCATTGCCTGTTTATCATAAATAATGACGTGATAATCATAGTGATCTTTAAAGTGCTGTGCCCAATCAGATATTTTCGATTTTTGACAGATTACGAGATTATAGGCAGTATTGAGTTCCCACATTTTTTCAGAGCCTACAAAGGTCTTACCTAATCCCATATCAAGGTAGTACGCTACTCTATTGTGGTGATACGTATCATTTAATACTTGATCTTGATGTGGGAATAAATTCATTTACATTCACTCATTTCGTGCTATAATGACATTGATTAGTTTTCCTTACTCACTGATTGCCGTCAGTGGGTTTTTCTTTGTACATCTTGAATGGCATTATGACCAATTAATAAAAATAATTGATGATCATGTGATAAAGATTGCCATGTTCCTGCTTTTATGATCAATTCCCTCACCTCCCTTCAATGTCGATTATTTGCAATAATCTTCTTGGCTCCGAAATGCTCTAGCAATTGCCTTTCTTCGGAAGATAAAACAGCCTCATCAGCAAGCCAAAAATCTTCCTCGTGAATGTAAATTTCATCACCATAGTAGACTTCATTGCCTTTAAAATCAGTGCCATAGATATTTTGCTTTTCTACATAACCAGTTTGATTGACCAGCTTAATGTGTGGATGTTCCATGTCTCTCACCCCCTTTCAATTTCAATAATCTGCAATGGCTCTGGATACGTTTGACCATCTGAAGAATTGAAATTAGTTTCGTGATTCTGCTGTAAAATCCGGTGACAATAAGCCTCTGATCCTGATACATACACCTTTTTCGTGATCATGCCAACAACTTTGATATATCTCATAACCTATCACCCCCTTTCAAAAATGATTACGCCTGATCTCCATAGCGTGATCGGTCATCATTTTGTCGTTGTTTTCGTGTTGATTGGACATGATTCTCAATTCGCCTAGTAACAACACTGCTTGATCAAACAGTTGACGGGACTTGTCCAACTCAAAATTGTCTAAGCAAGTCAGGGAATCGTTCAAATGTCTTTCTATAGCGTTACGATATTGTAGAGCCTTCCGCTGGTCCTCTGACTTAAATTGGTCTTTAAAACTCATCATCAAACCTCCCCCTCTCACACTGTCATTTCAGCTTTCGCCTTATCCAGCATATCCATCACACCAGGATAAGCACGCTTGAAAGCAGTGATTCTTTCAGAGTTTTCTTTTGGAATATCATAAGCATTTTCTAAATCAGTCTTTAGTGCTTCCAACCGTTTATTTTTTAGCCATCTATCTTTTATCTGGCGGATCTCTTCAAAGCGGCTTTTGAAGCCTTCTAAGGGGCTTGCTATTGTGTTTGCTTGCATATCTATCACCCGTTCTCTGCGTCTACCCACGCTTATTTTTATTACCATTCCGATACAATATCTACAATTGCCTTAAATGTTGGTTCGGCGATCCACCAGCGCTTACGATTCTTTCTAACCTCATGCAGCCTAACTCTTGGATCATGAAGAATTTCATCCTCCAAATATCTAATGGACATGCAAGTAACTTCCGCCAACTTATTGACATCCGCTAAAATCAATTGCTGATGGATTTGCTTACTTAGTTCTCTGTCAATATGGTCTCTTAACTCTTGTTCATTGAGAGTTATAGTTATTTCGCCTGTTGGAATCATGTGTTATTCACCTCAATTCCCAAGATTGCGCAAATGTGCTTTACATGTTCTTGTGCTTTTTTTCCTCTTCGACTTCCGTTAAGAATATCTGATAAATATGCTCCGGAAATTCCTAAAAGATTAGCTAATTCAGTGTGTGTCATTTTTTTCTTGTAAAGTTCATTGCGAACTCTGATACTTAAATCTTCTGACATGTTCTGGCCCCCTTTCTTTTGGTATAATGTTCCTATCAAATTCAGATAGGAGGTGATGAATTGAAATTAGAACCTGATTTAAATTGTCCAAATCATTATGAAGAATTAACAGTTGAGCAGCAGAGAATTCTTCAAGATTGGATTTACGTAAACTTCGAGACTTCCGAACGCTTCCACCTTATCAATGCTTCAAATAATTTAAAAAACTTATTTGAAAATTCACCTGAAGGATTCTACATCACAAATGGTCAGTTTAAAGGCGCAATGATCAATGCTGGATACAAAGTCAAAGATGAAACCGAACGTAATTGGTGCTTCAACGTCTCAAAGCGTTCAGTTAAAGTGCTTAGAGAAAAGGTTTATCCAAAGTAAACGTCATAAATTCATGTTTTTCAGAAGCATTAACACCACGTTCTCTAAGGTATTTAACAAATGTAGATTTCCCAGTTGGTCCCTGAGGTCCTTGAACGAGAATCGGCATTCCAATTTCGATAGCAATTTTTAAATTTTCAATTTCCCCATCAGATAAAATGCTTTGTAAATAGTCATAATCATGTTTAACCTCCTCACTTGTTACAAGAACTTGTGAGGTTTCTTTTTTTTCGCTCAACCGTCTCCCCTCCTTCTCACATTTTCTTAGCGTCGCAACCGCCACATCTGCTATAAATCCGTACAAGTTATACCGTCATTGGCTCGGTATCACAGCGCATAAATTAATTTTTTAGCTAATTTATTAGCTAATGCATTGACATGAATTAATCTTTATTATAGAATACAGACATAGCTAAATAAGACTTTAAAAAGCCTGTTTCAATACATTTTGTCAGCTCCCCAGCGTTAAAAATTGTATTTTCTAGGTCGTATTTTTTATTGCCTTTTTAGCTAATAAATTAGCTTATGGACATAGTATATTAATCTTTGTACTAAATGTCAACAATTTTAATAAAAAGATTAATATTTTTTGCCCTTAGGTAACTAGGATGGTTGATATGACAACATTTGATAGATTAAAAAAGCTTTGCGAAGAGCAGAAAATTTCTATTGTAGAACTTGAAGAAAAGTTAGGATTTGGAAGAAATTCGTTATACAACTGGAAAAAGAAAACACCAAATGGAAGCAGTCTCCAAAAAGTAGCAGATTTCTTTGACGTATCCACTGATTATTTATTAGGGCGTACAGATAAAAAACGTTACTATGATTTAACGGAAAAAGATGAAAAAGAAGTTGAGGAAGAATTAGAAAGAATCCTTAAAAATTCTGAAAGTAATTTTGGGCATGCTGCATTTGATGGGAATATTCCCAGCGAAACTGATAAGGAAGATTACGAAATGTATGTAGCAGCCATGAGGGACGCTATACGCCTTCATAAAAGACTTGCTAAAAAGAAATTTACACCTAAGAAATATAGATAAAGGACTGATTCTATGACAATTAAAAAGAGGGTCAATCAGTTATTAAAGAAGTATGGTACAGCAGATCCATTTGAAATAGCTAAAGCAAAAGGTATACCAATTATTTATAGACCTTTAGGCAGCCGATATGGTTTTTTTACTAATTACTATAGAACTTTCACAATCCAAATAAATGATGGTATACCATATAAAAAACAACTTTACACACTCATGCATGAACTAGGTCATATTTCATTACACCCTGAGATAAACTCTGCTTTTTTGAAAGCCAATACATACTATATGACTGACAGATATGAAAAAGAAGCCCATGAATTTGCCATAGAGATGTTCTACAATCAAGATGAATTGAAAAATGTAACCGTTAAAGAAGCTACAGAGGAATACGGCATTCCAAAACAGCTTCTAAAGAAAAAATTTTACGATTAAAACCAAACATACATTCCTTTTAGGAGGTGATGCCTGATCTATCCCGAAAAGACGTCTACCCACGTAATGAAGGGATAATTAAAAATGGCTAAACTAAATAAATCAAAAAAAGACAAGGATCTATACTGGTACACCAATAAAAAAGGTGAAAAATTATGGATGTACCGACATAAGTACAAAGACATTTTTGGCAATCGAAGGGAAAAGAAAAAGAGTAGTTTTGAATCAGAGGACGCAGCTTTAAAAGCTCTTTTAAAGGTGAAGTCTGATTTGTTAGATGGTAATGTGCAACAAGTAGAGAAAGATCAAATGACTGTTGGTCAATGGCTTGATATATGGTATGAAACGCACAAAGATGATTGGAAAGTTTCAACAAGACAAATTCGCGAAGAAGCTATTAAACAACAAATGAAACCACTCATAGGTAAAGAAGTACTGGTTATTTTGGACAAATCTACTTATAAGAGAAAATATATAAATAAATTAAAGAAAACCTATGCACCTAGTACAGTCCGATTGTTTCATAATTTATTTAAAGTAGCAGTCAACGCAGCTGTAGATGATGAAATACTACCTCGTAATCGATTTAACAATATTGCTATACAAAAAAATAAGCCAAGAGATAACTTTCTCACATCAGAAGAATTAGTAAAATTATTAACAAATGCTAAAGAACATGAGAATGAAACAATCTACACCTTTTTGTTAACTTTAGCTTTTACCGGGTTGAGGAAAGGAGAAGCACTAGGGTTACAATGGAACAATATCAATTTTGACGATAAAACACTCACTGTGGAGCGTACAAGAGATAGAAAAGGTTCTCGTACTCCTAAGACTAAAAACAGTTACAGAACCATTCCTATTGATGATTACGTACTTGTGCAATTAAGAAAGTATAAAAATTGGTGCAAGAAAGTAAAATTACGATTCGGAAAGCGACTAAAGTCATCTGATTTTGTATTTATTTCTACTCGAACACTTAGTGGAATCTCAGAATCATCCCCTCAGTACGGATTAAAACGAACTATAGAAAGATCTAAAGTTAAAGATATTAGTTTGCATGGTTTGAGACACACACACGCTACCATCTTAATTAGTCAGCGAATTCCTATTAAAGTAATTGCAGAAAGATTAGGAAATACCCCTCAAATGATATTAGAAGTGTATGGGCATACATTTAAAGAATTAGAAACAGAAGCAGTTACAGCATTTACTGAAAGTTTACATGGGGCTGGTATTGGGGCTAAAGAATAA